TGGAGCTAAAATAAGACTTTTAAAGCAATTTAAAAGCAGCGGCTATGAAGTGTCTAAAAAGAAAGAACATTTATGTTCTGAAGCCGAACGATCTTTAGTCGTTCGGTAGTTCACGTGTGTAAAAACAGTATTATTTTAAATGAAAAAGAAAAAAATTAAATCTAAAAAAGTATCTATAGAGTTTGATGAAAAACATCTTGAAACTCTCGTAAACGCGTTGGAAGTTTATTCTCGTCTTCGCTCTGGTCAAATCAAAATAGCAATGGATACCGCATTTTGGGATAAAGAATTGACATACGAAGATGGAGAAGTTCTTGAAAGCATGGTGAGAGCTATTGTTTTCCATAAAGAAAAAGAACTAATAGACCATCGAAATGCTTATTATGGTATTGGCTGCGAAAAAATGAAAGACGGAACTGTTGCATGGGAAATTAAAAAGACTATTGATCAATACTTGCATTACCAAAGAAATGATGGGTATAGGAAAATTTGCGATGTTTCGGGAAACGGGGCATTTCAAAGTTCTGAAGTACCTATACCACAAATCATAGAACCTTCTCGCATGTTGTCAGAATTCGCTTATTGGAAACCGCAAAAAGAATTTAAAATTCCGCAAAGATATCAAGATCGGGTGGATAAAGCAATGAAGAATAAAGACTTTAATTTGGTTTGGCAACTAGTAGATAAAGCATTTAAGAATAATTTACCGAAAGGTTCTAGTTCTAAAGTTCAAGAAGTTGCAGGAACTTACTATGTAATAATTACAGAGCCATACAAAGCGAATTAATTATGAAAAATATTATTGAAGAAATTACAAAGCTAACTGATGAGTGGAGGTCTTTGGGTGGGAAAGGACATTGTAAAGATAGAGATTTTCATTGGTATATAGAGACAAAATGGAGTTACGGTTACCCGCCGGTTTATACTGTTCAACATTATGGCTATATTCTAGATAAAATTGAAAAAGAATTTGATAGTTACGATAAAGCTCTAGTTGAGCTTAGAGAAATTTTAAAAGAAAATATAGAAGAAGAGAAAAAACCTCAAAAAGAAAACGAAGAAAATGGATGGTAATATTAAAACGTCAAATAACTCACTTTTGTTTTTAAACAGTAACAAACCACTTTTATTTGTAGGAGATCATCATGGAGCATGGTCGCAACTTTTTGATATTATCGATGCTAAAAAAATAAGTGATTGTTATTTGATTAGTGTTGGAGATTCTGGAATTGGATTTACAGATAAGGAAAATCAAGAAAGAAATAATAATTGGCTTAATGAGGAATTTAAAGAACGAAATATTATCTTCATGTCTATTCGAGGAAACCACGATGACCCTGATTATTTTCAAGGAGCCAAAAGAGTGTCTTTAGATAACTTTGAATTGATTGAAGATTATACCGTTGTGGAATATAATGGTAAAAAGATTCAATTTATTGGTGGCGCTGTCTCAATCGATAGAACATCCAGAACCGAAGGACGTTCATATTGGGAGGAAGAAGTAGTTAAATTCGATAAGGATAAATGCAAAGAAGTAGATATTCTTGTAACCCATACTGCTCCGTCTTGGTGCTTTCCGCAACAATTTAATGAAATGGTTTACGGTTGGGCTAACGAGGATGCTTATCTACTCGAAGATCTTACTGATGAAAGAGCAGTAATGGATGAGATTTGCAAACTTTGCAAACCAAAACTTCATCTTTATGGTCATTTTCATAGTTCTTGGACCGAAAGAGTAAATGGCTGTGTGCATAAACTTTTGAATATTAACGAAATTTGGGAGAACTCTTCTTATGATACTTAAAAGAATAAGTAATATAGTGAAAGAATCAGTTATATCTGCTGAATTTTTATTCTACAATTCCGCAATTTACAGGGAATTTTTAGAAGAAAGAGAAGAAGTATTGAAACATAAGTGGTTGGAGAGTGAGAAGAAAGGCTATGATATTGGTTATAGTACTGCTCTAATTGATTGAATTTTAAAACATAGAAGCAACTGGAGAAATTATAAAAAAAAAAAATGAAAAATAGAACAAAAACTATTTTAGCAGCAATAACATTTTCTATCCTATCATTTTTTTATTTTTGGTTGATGTTTGTTCAGAGGTAGTGTATCATCATTAAATAAAATTGTTAGTCTATATAAAGATTTTGGTGCATCTAGATTTTTAATAATAAGAGTTTTAAAAGAAAAAGGATTATATAAAAAAAATTGCAAAGGTTTAAAGTTCTTGAAAAAAATGAGAATATTTGATTTTCCTTCTTCAGAAGAATTTTGCATCAGGGATTGTGTTATTGCAAACACCGAATGCAAAATTGTATACCCTATTAAACATGATATTAAATGGAATGATGAAAATAAAGTTTTCCGTTCTTCTATTTGGACTAAAGATGGAGAGCTTGTTAGTGCATCGTGGAAAAAGTTTACAAATCTTGGTGAGCAATTAGAATTTGAACCATTAGACATTGATTCCGGTATTGAGTTTGTCCACAAACTTGATGGTTCAACTCTAATTATTTCAAAATTCAAAGGCGAGTTAATTGTTAGAACAAGAGGAACTAGTGATGCAACTATCTTAGATAATGGAGACGAAATTCCTTTTTTGAAACAAAAATATCCTTTAGTTTTTGATAATGATCATCTTAACACTGAACAATATTCAATTGTTTGTGAATGGTATTCTCCAAAAAATGTTATTGTTGAAAGAGAAGCAGAAGAACCAACTCTTTGGCTTACTGGAATAATAAAGCACGAGGATTATTCTTATGCATTACAAAAAGACCTAGACGTATTTGCTTCAAAGTGGAAAGCGGAAAGACCTATTCGTTATCAATTTAATTCGCTATCTTCCATGATTGAATCGGTTAATCAATGGAAGAAAGGAGAAGGAATTGTCATCTATGGAAATGATGGACAGGTTTTAAAGAAAACTAAATCAGACCGTTATCTTCTTTTACACCGGGTTAAATCGACTCTGAGCAATGTAAAGAATCTTATTGATTATTATATAGAAAAAGAAATGCCTTCTTATGATAATTTTTATAAAACAATTGAAACCGAATTTGATTACGAGATAGCAATTCAACTAAAAAATGAGCTCGAAAAAATTTACGAAGCAGGAGAAAAAGCAAAAAAGTATATCGATCATATCTTAGAAGTGGTACATGATATAAGAACAGTCGAAACCAGAAAAGAACAAGCACTAATGATTAAAAGAAATTTTAAAGAAAATTCTTCGCTTGTGTTCTGTGTTTTAGATGGTAAAAAAATAACCAAAGAACAGTGGACAAGATTAATAAATCAAAATTATGAAAGCCAAAGAACTAATTGAAGTATTACAAAAACTAGATCCAGAAACAATCGTCTTAGTAAATGGATATAAAGACGGTTATGCTATACCCACAGGAACAAAACAAATAGAAGTATGTGGTCCATTTAAAAGAGAATGATACTATGGAGAATACGACGATTGTAGGGAAGCAGAATTATTTAAAACAAAAGCAATCCTTATATCAAGATAATTATTTACTATGAAAATACAAAACACACTACTAGCACTAATCGGAGTTTGTTTAATGTCCTGCTCTACAACTCCAACAAACTCAGAATCTTGGATGGCAAATCAAAAAAATGCCTGTCTTCCCACAGCAATTGCTTTTCGAGAAGGCTTGCAAAAATATGATGTTTGGTCCGAAGTAGTTGTATATCACTGGATTGACGTAAAAACCAAGAAACCAAAAGGTCACGCGATAGTTGCTTATATGTACCCAAAAGGAAAAAATCAGTTATGGACTTATGACTTTTGGGGCAGTTATAGAGTCAGGGCCTTCAAAGACAACCCTCTACAGATCGCAAAAGAAGCAGTTAGGGTTAGACTAGAAGATAGAGACGTTTATTTTGCGGAATTTATAAAATAATATGTATTTTAATTTTACAATAAGGAACTTTTGCAAACCAAGAAAAGAATTTGAAAAGTATTTTTCATTTTATAAACAACTTTCCAAATATAAAAATATAGAATTCGAAATATTTTATTCGGGAGATAACATTTTTCAATTTGAATTAGATTTTTCTCCAATTGCAAGAGATCATGGTGGGTTGGGTATTAATTTAAATTTTTTGGGATTTGAAGCAGGACTAATAATTTATGATTCTCGGCATTGGGATTATAAAAATTGGTGTTGGGGTATTTAGAAGAAGAATCTTGACATTATCACAAAATATATTAATATTGTAATATATGAATCATGAATTTGAACTAAAACTATACAATAAATACCCCAAAATTTTACAAGACGGTGGAAAGAGTCCCATGGAATCTTGTATGGCTTTTGGGATAAATACGGAGTCGGGCTGGTATAATCTTCTTGACAAATGCATGGAGAAACTTCAATACTTTTGTGATATTTGTTCAAAGAATGGTGAAGAGGTACAAGTTGTTGCTAACCAAATAAAGGAAAAGCACAGCACTCTCCGTTTTTACGTAAGTGTCTATGGTGCAAATAGTATTGAAAATAATATTATAGATGATATTATTAATCAAGCGGAAGCAGAGTCCGCCAGAACTTGTGAAGTGTCAGGTAAGCATGGAGAACCTTGTAAACGAGGTGGATGGTATAAAACTCTTTGTTACGAAGAAGCAAGAAAGTTAAAATATGTAGCCTGTAATGAATCAACCGAAGCATACTGGAAAGAAAAAGACGCAAAAGGAGAAAAAAATGACGGCCACGAAGAACTTGAAACAACTTGAAGAGTTTGCATTTTATGAAAGTGGATTGTCTGCTGACGGATGTTTACAAAAATTAGATGCTTATACTATTGAGGCTATTGAGAGATATGGTAGAATTCTTGTACAAAAACAAAAAGAAAATTTTATAGAAGGCTTTCAAGGAAGTTGTTATTGTTGCGAACCTGTAGGGGTATTGAACCAAAAACTAGAAGAGATTGCGAAAAAACTCTATGGAGTGGTTTTGCATGTTCAGGAAGTTTCTAAAAAAACATCTATAGTGGTTGTTGGACCAGGGCTTTACTCGGAAGCAGTTAATGCTATTAAAATGTATGAAGAATATAGCACCGGTTCTTGAAAAGATTTTATTCTTTTTAGTTATTCTTCTGTTAGTACTATCTGCTTTTGTTTTTAGTTATTATATTCAAACACAAAGCAAATTAGACATGCGAGAATTAGAACAAATGGTAGAAAAAGAAATACAACAAACTCATGGAAAACGAAACTAAATACAAATTTATAGAAACAACTGGTTGCACTGCATTTAACTTTACAGTGAACGATAAACAAATTTTCGAACTTTCTGAACAAGAATATAATGAAATGTTAGATTATCTTTTTTTGAAAGTAAAAGAAGGAATCAGTAACCAAACAACTTTGCTCGAAGATGTTGTGAGGCTGTTTCAACCTAATGATTGGGCTCATGACCCTGAACCTTGTTCTCAGTGTTTCGACACAGTGTCCACGACTACTTGGAATATATGATTTTAGCTCTTTCTGATTTACATTTAGGTAGCCCGATCTGTCAAGCTAATTTAACTTTAGAAATTCTTGAAAAAGAAAATTACGAAACTCTGGTAATTTGTGGTGATCTTTTAGATAGCTACAATATTCACAGACTTTGCAAAAAACAATGGAAAGTTCTTTCTACTCTAAGAAAAATTTCTAAAGATAAAAAGTGCATCTTTATTAAGGGAAACCACGACAAAGATTTAGATACAATTTCAGCTCTCCTCGGTTTCGAATTTGTTGACGAATATAATGAATTAGTCGGTAAAAAAAGAATTCTCTTTACGCATGGAGATAAATTTGATTTCTTTATTACTGCAAAACCTTTCTTGACCGAACTTGCTTCTGGAGTATACTATATTCTACAAAAACTAGACAAAAAGCAAAAACTCACAAGAAAACTTAAAACTAAAATTAAAACGTGGCATGGAGCAGCTCACGATCTAACAGTCCGAATAGCTCAGTATTGCTACAACAACCAATATGATGCGGTTTGCTTTGGTCATACACATGTCCCTAAGCAATATTATGTTGGTGGAATAGAATGTGTAAATTTAGGTTCTCAGTGTGATTTACCGATTACCTATGCTTTAATAGACGAACGCGGAACAATAACATTAAAAAATTATGAATAAATTTGATAAATTCCTTACAAAATCTTTAGATAAAATGTTTCAAATGGTTGGTTTTGAAAAATTTGATAAAGAATTTACAGAACAACACAATGATTGGTATAGTCAAAAGACTTGGTCAAAAGAACAATCTGAAGAGTTCAAAAAATGGTTTATTGCAGAAGCCAAGAAAGAGCTAAAGTTCACCACAAAAATGTGTGAAAAAGAACATGCTTGGTTTGATCTCAAGTGGGGCTGGAAAGTCGTATAAGATAAGTTATGAGTATTGGTTACGCAATTTCTTATTTTATATTAACCGTCATTCTTTTTTCTTTAGCAATATATTTTTTAGCAAACGAAAAAGATTAAAATGGGTGGCACAGCATTAAAACATTTAGGTTTTGAAAGCAAAAGAATTTCAAAAGAAGAGTATTTTGAAATAGTAAGAGAAATTAAAAGCATTTGGAAACAACACTTTAATTCTAAATGCAAGGACGTACTTCATTATTCCAACAAGATAGATCACGGAGATATTGATTTTGTTGCATGTAATTTGCGAACTAGTGATTTAGAAGAAAAAATTAAAGAAACTTTTAATTGTCAGTATATTTCAAAAAATTCGTGCGTTTATTCTTTTGATTATAAGGGCGTTCAAATAGACCTAGCTATCTTAGATAACCGTTATGATTTTCATTCTTACTATTTGTTCTCGTGTTTTTCGCCGGTAGGAAATGTTATTGGCAGATTAATAAAACAAAAAGGACTAAAGTGGGGAATATATGGTTTGTGTTACCCTGTTAAATTGTCTGACTCCGAACAATTAGGAGAGATAGAAATTTCTTGTCAATATGATCCATTTATGACATTTGAAAAAATGTTAGAATTCTTAGGTATGACGCATGATTTTGGAGATTGCTTTGAGAGATTTGAAGGTGCATTTTTAAATCAAAGTGATATTTTTGAATGGCTTACAAGTTCAAAACTTTTTAACAAAGACATTTTTGCTTTTGAAAATCTAAACCATGTTAATAGAAAAAGAGACAGGCTAAGAAAAGATTATCATCAATGGTTAGAGTGTATAAAAGATAAACCAAATAAGTTTGTAGGTAATCCAGACAAATCCGTTTATATCAAAGAAATATCTAATTTTTTTGATATTAATTTAACGTCTCTAATTGAACAAAAAATAGCCAAACATCAAATGGAAAAATTTTACAAAGAAAAATTTAATGGTAAACATTTGATTGAATGGGGAATTACAGACGGCAAAAAGATAGGTGATTGTATTGCTGGGTTTAAAGATTACATTACTAATGGAGCAGATGAAGATCTTGTTGATAAAAAATTTAAAGATTATATTCTTCTTAAAGATCAGCAATTCGTTAAAGAAGATTTTATGAAATGGTATAAAAAATATGGAAACATTTGAAGAATATAAATACGCAATTCGTCACAAACCTACTCAAAAATGGGTTAATTTCAAAAACGATGATTTGGAATTAACCGCAACCGCTATAGAATTAGTAGATTTCAAGGACTCTTTAATTTCAGCAAATAGAGTTATTTTGGAAACATTTTTAAAAATGAGCACATTTAATAATATTCCAAATTACGGAAATGAAAATTTTTTAGAATTTGAGATTGTAAAAATAAAAACAAGCTATACAATAGAAGAACATGAAAACACAAATTGATCCATTCAATGTAGCCTGCATGACCCTCGTTGCTTTTGGCATAATCTTTATAGGTTTTTTGACTTATAGTGAGGTAAAAGAAAGAGAAATCAAAGCCAATATAGTTAAAGAAGCAATTCAAAAAGGTTGGACACCAGAACAAGTCAAAGATATTTTAAAATGAACAAAGACAAAAAATATGTATTTGAAATAATTGTCAGAGAGACAGAAAATCTAGAAAAGATCTGCTCAACAATTACAGCTTGTGATTATACTTTTGAAGAATTGAAAGGTAGAAAAGCGGATTTAGAAATTTTAAATTGTAAAGACATTCTTCTAGATCATCTCCCTAAAAAAGAATTAGAGAAGTATTTTAAGGATTCTAAAAACCATTCTGATTTAAAAAAATCAGATACATGCAATGCTCCTAAAAACAGCATTTTCGGTGAAGAATATCGTAAAAAAATAGCAGAAGGAAATTGGGATAAACTACAAAAAACTAATATTGGATATTGCACAAATTCGGAAACCAACGAAACTCCATCTAATAATGCCGATCAAGATACTGCCGAGAAGCAATACAAAAAAGATATGGAAGAGGCTTGTAAGCATTACGAAAATCATTTCAAGAATCCGGATACATATGGTATTAATACTCCTCAAAAAACAAATAATACAGAAACCTACTACGAGAGAGTCGAAGATGGAGAGATTTTCGTTAAAGACAAAAAAACAAACAGCTTCTACAGTGTAAACATGCAAAAATTTAAAGAAAATTACTGGACTTATGGAGCAAACATAGAAACAGAAGATAAAGATGATCCAAAAATGTCATCAGGAACTTTTAATCCTCCACAAGCAACTACAGATTATTTCGAGAAGTATAAAAAAGAAAATAATTCTTGACTATTCCTCAAACAAACTCTAGTATCAATATCATGAAAACAAAAATTATTGATCCAGAAATAAAAAAACTTCTCAAAAATACTCCAAAAATGAGTAAAAAAAGTTTAAAAGAATTACGTAAATCTGCAAAAGAACTTGAGAATGATGTAGATTTTCAAACTGATTGTCTAATCGGCCTATTTGTTGAAGAAGTATTGAAGATCATGAAAAAGCAAAAGGTCAGCAAAAGCGAACTTGCAAAACGCCTCAAAACGACCAAACAACAGCTTAATATTATCTTGAATGAAGAATGTACCAACTTTTCATTATCCGCACTTGTGAATATAGCTTCTGCACTTAATAGCAGAATAGAATTTAATTTAATCGAAAAATAAAATAATTCTTGACTATTCCTCAAACAATCTCTACAATAATCTCTATTATGAAGAAATGCTTTTT